CGCTTGGCCGTGTTGCGGTAGGGCTGAATTGGTTAGTCAACGAGCTCAAACCCGTTGATGTTAATATATTCGTCGCTATCTTCGTGTTCTTCGTTCCACTCTTCGATTTCATCTTTCGTGACCGAAGTGCGCCCGATTAACTTTGCTGCATATTTCAATGCCTCATTCTCTGTTCTAAACTCTTCTCTGTGATATTCTCCATCTACACATGAAGTCAATACAGAGCGACAGTTGAAGTATTTACCTTCTGCGTCGTTTGTAGCATAGACCTCACACCCTTCCTCTTCCACTATAAAGTACACTTTCATACCGTCATAGTGTTTTTCGAGGAGTTTATTGAAGTCCGTTGCTCCCCATGCCTCCTCTGCTTCGATGCTCAGGAGGCCATCTGACAGCTCGATATCCTGGATGAATCCGCGAATGTAGCTGTCACCAATTTCCTCGCCAAGAGCCAGGATGATGTTTCCTTCCCAGTTCTCAGACGCTCCTTCCTCCATTACAGGACGCTCTTTGTTCATAAACGCCTTGCAAAGGTTGTTTAACTCCTGAAGGTCCTTCTGGTTGCCTTCAATACGATAGCTTGTTGATGCCCAATTTGCCATAATTCTTAATTTTTAAAAAGTTAATAATAGTAGGAGTTAAAGCTCCCTGTTTGGCTAATCTGGGTTGTTTTCTTAATCCTCTCCTACCATCACGGGCAAGAGAGAAAGAAACTTTTTGTCTAATTTACCCGTATGGCCGATAGCGCAGCCTCATTTCCGCTTTGTGGAAAATATCTTTGTCAGGGAGTATTTTTCTACTCCCCGGTTTTAGCTAATCGTCATGCTTGCCTCCCTTGATGACCTCGAATACTCGATGCTCTCTGTCTTCGGAAAGTCTATTGCCTTCTTCGTCGCATATATGGCCATCTTCGTTGACCCAATGTTTAGCATTAAGCATATCGTCTACGGATTTAAGGATATAAAGGCACTCTTTCGCTTCCTGTATGACGTTTATTCCATTCTCCTCTGCTTTCTCGAAGTGCTCAATAAAACCGCCATCAAGGTCGCTGACAAAATCATCTGTGTAGTCGCTCATTTCGTCAATGTAGCTCATATTTAGGTCTTTCAGCTCTTTGATCATCTGTTCGTTCGTTCCAATCTCGCCCAACAAAGGCTTTTGAAGAGTTTGTATGAAAAGTTTATGATACTTCTCATTGCACTCCTTGGCCCACTTTTCGAGCGTTTCCTTTTCTACTCCTTCTAACATAATTCTAAATTATTTGTGGTTATTATCTTTGAACTGCTCGATGCCAAGAAGGATTTTAAGGGCAGTAAGCATTGTGAGATACTTACCTCCTGTATCAATACCCCTCTTTTTAAGCTCGTCCATTATTAAACTTCTTGCAATGCCGATCTGTCTGCTCTTTGCGTCAATAGAATTTCTTAAGTTTGAGTTTTCTTTGATACATCTGTACGCTTCGTCAACATCGCCGAACTCAGAAAAAGCCAAAAGCCTTTTCCTCATTTTGTTTGCTTCTTTTAAGAGATTCCAGCCACGCAAATTGATCAACTTCTCTTTGTATTCTTCTCCGTAATCCATATTTGTAAAGTTTTAGTTAATAGCGAGATGGAGGTTCTACCCTCCTCTCTGTTTAGCATTCATCGCCGACGCTATTGTAATCATCGTCGTAAATACCGAAAACGCGTAAGGTTCTTGTGTCGATATTGGTCTTTCCCACAATGTAACGCTGCGTCATCTCGATATTTGGCTTACCTCCGTTGGCGTGCCCCATCATGATTGCAATCTGCTCGACCGGTACGCCTTTTTTTGACAGGTTTGTCGCGAACGAGCGTCTACCCGTGTGCGAAGACACGAACTTGAACTTTGGTCCAGATTCGTACTTACCGCATTTGAATACCTTGACACGAGTATCGATTCCGCAGTTGCTACATATCTCTCGCAGAACCTTGTTGAAGTAAACGTCAACAACTCCGCCAACGGGCTCGTCTGCTGTTCCACATACAAGGAATGGCCGTAGCTTCTTGTGAAGAGGGACTCTCACCTCCGCTTTTGTTTTCTGCGCAACATATACGATATATTTCCCTGTATCATCAATATTCTCGGGCGTGATGTTGTGGCAATCGCTCAGGCGGGCACCGCATAAACACTCAAGTATGAACATTCGCTTAACGTACCGCTCAACAGATCCGTGAGGGATATAGTCGATAAGGCTCTGTATCTCGTTATTGTCAAGATATACAGCCTGAACGGGAACTCGTTTAACCCTAAGTATGGAGTCGAACTTGTTGCTCTGAATGCCCTTCTCGTCGTTCTCCCTTATGACAGCTTTTATTGTAGCGCATATCGTTCTTGAAGAGTTAGGAGCGTATAGTTCCTGTATTTTTTCGGTCAAGTCACGAAGATTGTCGTCAGTAACATCGGACCACAGTGGCTTGTGCCCAACAAGATCGGAAAATGTGCGTACAACATTGATATACTTAGGGTGTTTCCAGATATATGCGCCATAAAAGGTATCATGCCTCCACGAAGAACCGTGATAGTCAGAGAACCACCCCTGTTTTATCGCATACTTGTACTTCTGCTGCTGTTCGTAGGTGAGAAGCCTCTCCCAGTCTCTTGTTTTTAAATGTATCTCTTTCATAATTCTAAAATATTTGGTTAGATTGACAGCAAAGTTATTTATATTTTTCAGTATAAACCAAACCTTTGCCGTTTTTAACGCTAATTTAACCTTTAGAAGCAACCTGTTTCTCGACTGACACGAGTTCTATCGTATCATCATTCCAGTTGTTCCATACCTCCGCATAGTCACATGCCTTATCTTCTGCATCTTTTTCTGATTCTGCAAGAAATATATAAGGCTCATCCATGTCGGCAGTAGCCCCATCTTTATAGAGGAATCTGTACTTTGCTACATAAGTGCCGGCGTAGCCGCCAAGTTCGTTATTCAGCCCGGTCGTAATATCAGCGAGGAGCTCAATCGACACACAATCATCAAATGCTCTTACCTTGTGATACTCTTTGTAACAGCCAGCACCGACACTTATGGTGAAAACCGGAATGTCAGTATCACTACTGCCTACCTCTACGACATCTACATAACTGCTATTGTTGATAACTACAGGCCAGCCAAGCTTTTTCTTTTGTACATTGTACTCTCTCATGATCTCACGAATGGTGCATGCAAGCTCAATCTTTACAGTTGAACATAACCCGACAATCTCTTTCTTTAACTCTTTTCTATCCATAATTCTTAATGTTTTGGTTTGTAGAAACCGCTACGATATGTAACGGTTTGGTTTGGCTACAACAGCTCTGATACCTCCTTTCTCAATTTCTCGACTCTCTCTGCCCAATACACTAACCCGTGCATGTCCGCACTTCCTGTAGCGTTGTCAAGGCAAAACTGGCACTTAGACTTTGCTTCCATCAATTCCTTGAATTTTTCGATTTTTTCTTCCATAATTTCTATTTTAATTGGTTAATAATAGCAGCGCGAAACAATGATGTTCCACGCCTTGTTTGGCTTTTACACCGGCAGAGACACGATGTATTCCTTTTTCTTCTTTCGTGTTCTGCTCTTGACAGTGAACCCGCAAAAATCCCTCAGCCACCCGGCAGCATTGCCGATGAAAGGCTCGTTGACAATAAGCATCGGACGTAGCGTTCCGTTCTTTTTCATGCACTGATAGTCTATAAAGTCAAACGGATCGTCTGGGTCATCGCATTTCCTCTCCCACACGCTCACGTCGAGATAGTCGATGAAGTCACCTTCTGGAGGGTTGTCCATCTCGATAAATCTTTTCGGAGTGAGGAGAATTGTTTCCTTTGGTTCGTGGGTCATAAAGAAATCCTCCACGACCTCATTGAACTTACTCATGTCCATCTGCTTCTGTACGATACCCTTCTTCTTCATGATATCGGAAGCTTTCAGGATTTTTGTTGCTTTTCTTACTGTTGTCATAATTCACAAATTTTTAAATGGTTAGACAATGGAAGGCTGGAGTTGTATAACTCACAGCCCGGTTTTGGCTTAGTCTGTGAAATGAAACTGGAACTCGACGACACCTCGTGTAACTATGTAAGTGCATACGAGTCCATCGACGAAGTTGAAATTGAACAGGCTTACGTATTCAAACTTCCTCACCTCATCCAAACACTGGACATTGATAGAGTTGACAACCTGAAGAGCCCATGCATCAACCTCCTCTTCTGGACAGTTGTTTGGAATAAGAGTGACGGTAAGGCAGTTGTCGTAAACAGAGGTCAAAGTAGGAAGGCTGTAGATAAAACCAACGGCCTTGTGGTTTTCCTGTACGTATCTGCTGCCATCGAACAACAGGTCAAGAATTCTGTCTTCCAGGACGTTCGTCTGATCAACAGGCGCAGGGCGCAGACTTTTGATAACATCATATCCATCTTTATCTGTATTCATATCTTTATAGTTTTTTGGTTAATAATTGTGGTTTCTGTGCTTGTCGGGCACAGAGAACCGTTTACAGGCTTTTCAGATAGGTACACTCAACGGAACATTCAGGGTTCTTCTCGTCCATAAAAGCATCTCCGTTACTCCATGCCTCATAAGCTTTAGCCTTGGCTTGTTCTACGTTGTCCGCCTCTACTTCCGCCAAACCCTTCGTTGTCTCGCTGATACCTACAAAATACTTACTCATAATTCTAAAAGTTTAATGGTTAATGAATTGCAGTCGGCTGCTGCTTAATGAGCAACCGACCTTTTGGCTTTAAACTCGCGCATTCTCTGACGTGGTGTCTTGCTTTAGCTTCGTGATCCGGAGAGCTTTATGCTCGCCTTCAGATGCCGGCTGATTCTGCCGGACTCGGAAGGCGATACAAGAAGCTCTTGTAAATCGTAGTGTCAGACCGACGCGCGAAGGTGACAGACCTTAGGTGTTGTTACTTAGACTCCTTGCAGGCCTTGTTGACCGCCTTTCTGAAAGCGGACTCCTCTGCCCAAACGCACAGCTTTCCGTCGATAGAGATGTTGGATTCTGCGATGAGCTGCTTGAGCACACCAAGCATTCTCCATCCCTCTTCATCTGCGCCATACTTGACAGCATCGGTATCTATCTTGCGGAGAGATGCCGCTTCGGACTTGCCTGTAAAGCGAGCCTCGCTGAACATAATGAGGTTACGCATTGCGAAGTAAGAACCCGCACCCTTGTAGGCGCTGATGAACGTGTCGGACTGCTTGGTTTCCCATGCGAGGTGCTTGCGAATCTTGTTGAACTTCTTAACGAGGTTGTAGAGTTCTCGTCTGTTCATTGTGTCAAATCCGTCGCGAGCAATTTTGTACAGAGGAACATACACTTTTTTCATCAAGTCTGCAACAAAGATGTTCTTGTTGTTCAGACGAACATAAGGAACACCCTTGCATCTGTGCTTGTACTCTTTTGTGTTGCATCCGTTCTTGTCCTTGCGGAAGATAAGATTATCGTTAACGTACGCCTTAAGTTTCTCAATATAGTCGTCAACCATACCTGAGAATGTGCATTCGTTGAAGAAAATCTCTCGCTTCGAAAGGTTCTCTGTGTCGCCGTTCTCCTGCATCTTGGCCTGAGCGTGAAACTCGTTTTCCAGCATACGCCACTGATACTCGTAGCCCTTGCGCTGTAAAAGCTCGTTGAAAGACTTCTTGCCGGACTTCATGTCACGGAGCATACCGAAAATCTGAGCGGTTACCCAGCGACGGAAAAGCTTCCAGTTGTTCACGTATCCACCCTCGACAATCTTCTTGCCAACAGCATCAACGGCAACATCGTCAAGATCAACAGGAATAGCCTCGCCTTTCTCGATTCTGACAAGCTTATCAGCACCAAGAGTGTAGTAGTTACTTACATCAACGCCGGCACTCTTCAATGCTTCCATTCGCATCTGCGCCTTTGTCTTCTTGGTAGCTGCTGTAGCCTCTACGTTCTTTGTTACGATGTTCAAGTTCTCACCTGTGATTGTTACAATCTGTTTCATAATTCTAATTTTGTTAATGGTTATTAAAATGTTAATTAAATCTTGTGGATGAGGCTTATGCCCCACCCTTGTTTGGCTCAATCCAGTCTCTGAGAATGATCAGGTCATTGTCGTCTTTAGAACGCCAGAACCACGTTCCCCATGAGTTGTCCCAATATAGGTTTCCCGCGAGAAGCTGAATCAGTACGTACAGCTCCAGTTTGCATCTCGCCTGCTCACGTCGCTCTCCGTACATCATATCTTCGTCTGAGAGCTCTTTCTCAGGCAAAGCCTCGAAGTAGTAGTGTCGATGCGATTCGGAGCGTTCAGAAGGCACAGAGTGCTTATACGCAGCATACCTCTGCTCGATTCCGGTAATCACATCTTCGAGTGTAATGCAAGGTGTGTCGTTCGGTTTGTCTTCCTCGGACATTACGACTTTTCCGTTCACTCTACAAGTTCTCTTCTGAAAGTTTACGGTGAACTTAGCACCATTCTCAACAGCTTGGATAACTTCTTTGTAAGTCATATTCATTAAAGTATTGGTTAATAGCAGTACGCTCAAAGGATTTGTTGTGTTGCTGTATGCGCTCGATGTAAACAGTCGAGTGAATCCTGAGTATCCAGTAAATCTACTGGATACTCAGGAAGATACGGACTGTTTGTCTAAATCTTTCCTTCTTGCGTACTATTCGGCTCACAATAACCTATTCCGACTCAATTTGACATGCTGCATGACTTTAAGCATTCGATTAGCTACATAACTTCGCAAGAAGTCGCCCTCATGGAGCGTAAGCTCCACCTCTGCGAGTTCTCGACGAAGGGATGTAGGATGAATTGTCAAACCTTGTCGGACACCGCTGCAATGCGAATGACTTATCTCATGTATTATGTTGCATGAATATAGTTTTATGATGATACCAGCGTCATAATGATGCAGGCGCCGCAAAATTGTGCGGCGCCAGTATCAAATTGAACGCTGGTGTGTAAACCTCATACTCTTGATAAGTCGTGATGCAATTCACTTTTGGTTGTTTGTAGGTACACTTAAAGGCTAGTTGCCATAGCTGTATGATTTTGATATAACCCCGTGAGAGAGGAGATCACTTACCTGGGTATAACCCAGTGTCAGTGATCTGCTTTTATCACGTGGTATTAAATCGTACCGCCTCCTCGTGTACCTCGTTTGGCAATAACGTTGTCTTCGACATGGGAATTTTGTACGGAAATGTAATGTTCTGATAAAGGAGTCTTGATGACACGCGTTGACGGCTTGATATTGGCAGGAAACGCGTGATGGATTAAGACTTCGCTTAAACTTATTCCCCAATCGAAGACAACCCTCGTACTCGGGTAATTCCCTGACCGATGGCTCGGCACAATACTTTATGATTCTGATTTGACACAGGATTCGCCAGAATAGATGATCCAGGACGTCGTAAGTAGTATACGACGACGTCCAGGATCAACGACTCTGGTTAGAGAACCTGTTTCGTAAACTTCTGCCATTCATCAGGGAGTGGTGGTGTGCGCCACCTGTGGAAGTCATACGGACTGGCACATTTCTGTACTATTGTGATTAGACACGCCTTGTGTGTCTTCAGTAAGGTCCCTTTGGTCTCAAGTATAACTTGGGCGAAAGTGGCCCTTACGGAAGATGTTGTAGAGGCGTGACATAAATAATCCGTCCTTCTCCCACGTCCGTGTGCTCGGTTACAGAGTCTGCCGGTCAGAAGATACTGCGCATAGCTATATCAATTCGATAGCATCCTGGTGGAGAGGATTACAGGGCCTTCTTCATTCGGAGACGGGCCCGTAATCTTACGAGACCGGATGGTTAAATTGCTCTTCATTCCGGCAAAACCTTTGCGCTGGGTGCTACATCTACAGAGTATTCACCAATGTGTTGTACGCTGCCCTGCTTGTACGTAAGGCATTCTGAGCACAACCTATCGATAAATATCCCTTGATTTCGCTCTCTGTCTTACCCCTGTTGGCTTTTACATTTCTTCCACGACCTCGGTCTATACAACCTACAGTCTGAGTCTTCACATATCCGAGGCCACCGACTTTGCTCTTGCCCGTCTTGACCGCACGGATGCAGTCCATGACGAAGGTGTTGAGCTTGTTGATGTCCTCTTTCACGTTAATGACCGGAAGAACCTGAGTAGCCCAGGAATAATCGCAGTACCCCTTGTAGAGATACCTGTTTACGGCATTGATGGCTTTCGTCATCGTGGTGTCACGCTTCTTTATCGTCCTCTTCTCAATCTCCTTCTGGAAGGTCTTGATGCGAGTAGACGACAGGGAAATATTGTGACCCTTGATGGAATATCCGAGGAACTTGAACCAATGATTAGCGTCAAGATACTCAACCTTTTTAGGATTAAGAGTCATTTGCATCATCTCCAGTTCGCTCTTCATGATATCCATGGCTTTCTCATAGTCTTCACCGACAAACAGCGTATCGTCGGAATAGCGGACGTAATATCCGTTAAGCTTAGACAGCTTGTCGTCAAGATGATAGAGAATGACGTCAGCCAACCATGCCGCAACAGAGCATCCCTGCTTGAGGGACTGATATTTCTCGCAGAGGTTGTTGTCCTCATCGAAATACAGGTCCGTGTGATAGTAGTCACGAATGACATCTATCAGTGTAGACTTTCCGTACTTCTCCTCTACCTTGTCGAATGCCCAGTCGATGAACCGAATAGGTACGCTGTCGAAGTATTTGGAGAAGTCACCTTTCCATCCGATGATTTTCCCGTCTGCCAAGTATATTATCCGAGACACATCTTGCACCACACGACCGCAGCCGATACCTTTCTGATACGACGTACAGCGTGGATGCACCATCTCTGGCATCAGCTCGAACAAGAGGTCGTTTGCTATGCTCAGAAGGATTCTGTCTACAGGCTCATTCACATAGACAGTACGGAAATCTCCGTTGTCTTTCGGAATTTTGGCTGTATGTGGCGGCATTATCTTGTAATTGCCACTCTTAATCCTCTCATACATAATAAGACGAGCCTCTGGTGTCGTGAGCTGATACAGGGTTGCTTTGTTCATGTCCTTGTCAATGCCTTTGCTGATAGCATTCTGCCACCGCTCCGGCTCAAAGAACATACTTAGGATTTTGTCTTCATTCATAATTCTTAATGTTTTGGTTTGTAGTGCCGTCTTCAGACGGCTTTTAGGCTGTTAAACCAAGATATTCTGATAGGGTATCTGCCATAAGCTTGGTTACGCAGTCATCATCTATGTCGCTGACGTATTTGCTTACGTCACATCCATAGAGTTCTTCCCCTTCTTCGACTGCTCGCAATGCCTGTCTTGGAATGTCTCCTATAACGAAATCCAAATCAGCCTTTGTCTCGCAATCGTCAATGATACCATCTGGAATGTTGAGAAGCACGTTGTCTTTCTCATCAACGAGATGCCATTCATAGTATCCTGGAATAAATCTTACGTTGTTCATAATTCTTATGTTTTGGTTATTGGTAGGGAGATTGCTCTCCCCGTTTGGCTAGTCGATGTGCTGGAGTACTGTGTTGCCATTTTCTTCAGCTTCTCTCCAGTACTCCTGATCGTCATCAATCTCAAATTGCTCACCGCTGTAGTTATCTTCGCGAGTGAGTTCAATTACTCCGTCGCTATACTCGTACTCGGCTTTGTCTATAGCTTCTTTCTCACTCTCAGCTTCGACACGCACTACGGTATTGAGCATTTCAGTTACTGATACATAATACTTCATAATTTCTATATTTTGGTTAATAGTAAGGAGCGACAATTCGCTCCTTTTTTAGCTTAGCCGATGTGCTGATAAGTCTCGCCGTAGTCTTTCTCGTAATCTGCGTAGAACTGCTGATCATCTTCAACCTCTATTGTTTTGCCGCAGTAATTGTCAGAATCGAGAACAATAACGGAATCGTTGTAGGCCGTTTCCACTTGTTTCAGTGCGTCAGCCTCACTCTCAGCATCCACGCTGACTACCTTGTTTAAAGTCTCTGTGACTGATACATAATATCTCTTCATGATTATTCGGATTTAGTTTCTTTGTAATAACACTCAACCTTGTACCCGTTCTTGACGAGATACGGAAGAAGCTGTCTCGCTGATTTGTACCAGAGATTCAGCTCAATCTTGACAACATCGTCGTCTATCAACTTCTTGCGATTACTGATAATTTTACTGACGTGTTTCTTGTCGGCAAAGAAATCATACAACGAGTACATCTCCTTTCCGCCGTCTGTATATTCATATACAAATACAGCAAGAGCATTTCCGGAGTAAATGTTTACGTTGAACTTCTTTCCTTTCTGTCTGATGGTGAGTTTGCCCATCTTGTCTTTCCAATTCCATTGTAATGCCATATTCTTAATAATTTATTGGTTAATAATGTCAGGGAACTTTCGTTCCCCGTTTTTAGGCTAATTTCTAAGATGGTGTTTCCATCTTAACGCTTTTGTAAGAGAATTGACAACCTTGAAGGGCAGTTTGTAGAAATACTGTCCCATGTTGTGAAGTTGTATCGCATACAACTTGTCAATTCTCTGAAAATCACGCTTGCCACTATTATCTATAGTGTAGCAGAAATACTTATTGTCCTTCATAATTTCTATAATTTGGTTTTTGTGAGGGAGATATGCCTCCCTCGATTTAGGCTGCGCTATAAATATAGCCCTCGCACTTTGTGCCGTCTTCGTAGTAGTAATTTTCTCGTGCCGACAGCTCTTCTCGTACCGATTCGTCGCTTGCCTGATACTCATACTCCTTGTAAAGAGTATTGAAAAGACCATCATAGCATTTCTCCATAACATCACGGAATGTGAGGCTGCGGTATTCTGGGCGTGCCCAGTTGTGGTAATAGTCAAACAGCGGCTCAAGAACATCGATGTCGTAGAATACGCCGGTCAACGGACAGCCGTCAAAACTCTCCATCAAAACCTTGCTGCGACGCGACTTGTAAGTGCATTTGCCGTTTTTGTCGTACTCGCCGCAGGTTGAGTAGTACTTTCCACGTATCAGGTACGGCATGATTTCGTTGCTGATGTAACGGAACAATAGTTTTCCGCTTAGGTCTTCAAGGTCGAACTCCTCAAATGCCAGCTTGTCACTGCAAACTCTACCGAAGTTGTAGCCACAATAGCCGACGTCGTAACCTGTTACGCGAGAGTCGGTTATACGCTCAAATTCTTTAAGCGTATCATCGAACTCCATTCTGCTAAACTCCATAGCATTATCCATAACATTCCAACGTTCACGCTCGATAATCTTGTCTTGCGCCTCCTTCGGCAATTCGTCAAAGGAGTACACCTTAATCGTTAGCTCTTTCATATTCAATTCTTTTTAGGGTTAATAGAAATCCCAACCCGTTGGAGTCAGGATTGGTTTGGCTACGGCAGCTGGCTAGCCTTTGCCGCATTCTCGTTGTTGGTAGTCGTTGAGACTCCCTTCCACATCGTTCCAAAATGATCTACGCAAAGAATCCACAAGTCAAGCTTGTCTGAGTAAGAGAAGATAAGATCAGGGAAATTCTTCTGCATCCATTCCTTATCCTCTTCGCTCATGTTAGTGAGGAACCACTGGAATATCTCGATTCCGTCCCTGCCGTCTTCGTCTTCATTTGTCCACTCTGGATACTCGATGTTTTCAATCACTGATTCGTCATTCTCCACAATCTCGTTACAGAGGATGAACGCACTTTTTAGCCAGTGTACGGCTGTGTAGTAATCCGTTATCATAATTCTAATGTTCAGTTAATAATCGTACTCCCCAAACGAATGGGGAGATTTTAGGCTAAAAAATGTAGATGGCAGAAGTTCTACCTGTCACGGCATATAACTGTCCGCTCTCGCCTTTCAAGAGCATTCCGTTACAACCGTAGATTCCTGCTGCATACCCGATCTGAGTATAACTCTCAGGAATTTCACTTCTTTCGCCTGCGTAGGTTACATCCTTTGCCGCACCGCTTGCTACAAGCGATTTCAGCTGCTTACATGAATATCGTTCCATAATTCTACTAATTAAAATGGTTAAACATGGTTTCTGTGCAGATAGACCGCACAGAATGTTTGGCTAAAATCTGTGAGGACGACGAGAAAACTCAATGTTCTGTGCCTTCCTGTCCGCCTTTGCTGTGCGCCGTAAATACTCGCCCCTGTCGAGCCTCTTTCTTGCGCACTCCTCACCTATAACCGCCTTGTGGCTCGCTACGAGCCTGGCAAGAAACTTTCTGTCTCCGTCTGTCATAATTCTGAATTTTATTGGTTAATAATAGAAGTGTAGCCCTATAGGAGGACTACATTTGATTAGGCTATCTTTCTCCAACCTCCCTGAAACGGATGACCTCCGGCATCAACGCACGCCTCAATTTCCTCAACAGATAGGTAGTCAATGCGTATATACGCAGGATAACAATCAGGGTCCTCCATTGTTGGGTCTGTGTAGCAGTGCATTTCATCATCGTCGTCAGCCTCGTAATCGTACAATCCGTACAACTCATTCTTTTGGCAATACACGAGATAACGCTCCATTGCTTGCTCCAAGTCGTAAGCGTAGATATCAATGATAGGCTCTACGTAACAGAACCGGTACAAATGCGTACCATCTTCCTTTGTATTAAATGTGTTCATAATTTATTCTGTTTTGGTTAATAGAAGGCAGCACATTATCGTACTGCCCAGTTCTGGCTCAGAGATTGTACAACGGGCTTTCCGAAGCGTACAGAATCGTAGGACCGGTGAGGATGGAGAACGCACAAGGGTCGAAACTCTCGATTTTCTTCATGCTCTCGATATACTTCTGTATCTCTGCTCGTATGGATGACAGATTAAATCTGCCGTCAACTGGCAAGATAGAATCCGTGCCAGTCATTTCAACAACGCTAACCTCGTCTGTAAATCTCATGTTCACAAGGTCAAACTTGTTAATTTTGTGATAAAATTGTACCCATTTACTCATAATTCTAACATTTTTGGTTTGTAGGAGAGCGCGACAATCGCCACGCTCAATTTTAGCTCATACACAAAATGGCTATCTCGTTGAAACTCTTTGAGATAGACTCACGGCTACGATAATCCCTGTAGCCCTTTGCGTTGTTGCTGTACCACTGACGTGCTGCAATCTTGATTTTTTCCATCTCGTGCATAAGGGCACGCTCAAAATTCTTCTGTGATTTCCTGTCTTGCATAATTCTAAATTAAATTGGTTTTACATAGTATGCCCAGGAAAATGCCTGAGCACATTTTTGGCTAATCGACCTCGTAGAATAAGATAACATAGCGCTCGTCAATGTCTTCAACATGATCGGGCTTGCAAAGGTCACGGAAAGGAAAATCACTGTTCTTTTCCTCAACAACGCTAATCCAACATCCAGGATGGAGCATATAGCTCTCTCTTGTTCCGTAAAATTCCTTCGTGTCTGTTTCATCCAAGTGCATATAAATATTCCACTTAGTATTATCCAACCCTGTAGCGTTAATCTTGTCGATTAAATTAAATGTCTTAATGTTCATATTTCTAATATTTTGGTTATTATCGTACTGCCCACGGAACAGGCAGCATTTAGGCTATAGGATTTCAAAAGCAGAAATCCACGTAAACAATACGTGTTCCGCTGAACTCTCTCCAGTGACACACGTCATCATATTTGTAACCCTCGTATTTGCGGCTACTTCTGTTGTATTCGTCACGCACCCACACGGGAGCGCTCTCTGAATTCGCCAAGCGGAAAAACTCTCCTCGCTTGACGTTCTTTAATTCTGTCTTTCTCATAATTCTGTAACTTGGTCAATTATCGTACTGCCTGAATTTCTCCAAGCAGAATTTAGCCGAATGTTTCCAAGCAGAATTTTCGTACTTGCCAACTCTCTCACATATCAGGGAACATGAGATTTTCCAAGCGGAGCGTAGCACGCCAAAGCTCGCGGAAATACCACTTTCCAATTATCGTACTGCTCCAGAACTTACCAAGCAGAACGCCCCAAATAATTCCAAGCAGAATTACAGGAATATTCGTACTTGCCAAACACAACAGCGCAGGAAGCGCCTGAAAAAATCCAAGCACAATTATCGTACTTGAATAAATAATCTGTCTTGCTGTCATAATTCTAAAATTTGTTAGTGATTGTTCCGTAGCACACGCACGACAATTATCGTACTGGCTACGGATTTTTAGGCTCAAGCCACACAGAATAATGTAAGCACACCATTCTTCAGCGACCCGAATTCAACATGACTCAAAATCTCCTGAGCATCCGCAATGACACTCTCGACCTCTCGCATGGAGAGGCACTTTATTCTCATTGTACTCATAATTCTAAAATTTTATGGTTATTGTTCCCTACAAATGTAGGGAGATTTTAGGCTACAGAATTTCACTCAGTGGAAAATGCTTCTCCAGAACAACACCCAGTATTAAAGTTAGAACGCTGCAAGCTGGAAGGATAAACCACATGTACTCATCGCAAAATTCCTTGATTCTCTGTTTCATAATTCTAATTTATTGGTTCGTAATAGGAGCCACGCACGGATCTCTCCATGCGCAGCCATTGCCAGGATGATACGCTTTCATTGCGCACGCTTGTCACCCACGACACCGTATTGTGCCGCTTCGTCACCCTCTGAGGACTTGTCGGCATCTCGAAAGACACCAGCGGATAACCCCTCAGCGTTCTCCGCACGTTTTCATGGGAATAATTCCCACACGTCCGCTACTTGTGTAGCGATATAGCTATACGTACAACTACTTACGTATCGTAGACCTTTTGGATATACCTCACGTGAGATAAACGATAACTACTCACGATTACAGATTTGTACCACCCGCGCCCTGTAATGAATGTGCGCAGCACTTTAGGAACTCGTCCACGTGTGCCAGACGATAGAATATGAATTATGATTTTTCCGTCCGTCATCTCTCTCGATAACTGCACAGCTACGGCTCTCGCTCTGATCCACGTGCCTCATCTCATTCGGTATCGTGTCGGCTCTGTGCTCTCTCGCTATCCTCGACGGGATTTCTCGCCCGCCTTCCTGTATCGCTACAGGTTTGTTTGCCGGATAGCTCTCTGAAATTTTGGCAATTAGTCCCCTGAGGGAGAAATACTTCTCTCTCTGGAATAATACCAAAATCTCTGTTTTGCTCCCTTATGCAGCACCGCCCCGCAAATGTACGCTTAAACGTGATAGGAAAAATAAGGGTACGACGACCCGCGCCAAATCTCTGGACTTGGTGTATAATATCCCACGGTGGCTTTATTGTGTCCACCGTGGGCAAAGATAGTGTGTGTAAAGATAGGGCTTTCGCCCTATCTTGTTACTTTTCGCTTCTTAAGGCTGCGAGTTCGGCTTGCAGTTGGGCAATACGTTCCGTTAAGTCTTCTTCGTTTGCTTTCTGCTTGCGTGCAACCTTTGAACCGCTTGCAAAGGACGTGTGCAGGGCTGCGAGTTTTGACCCCAAACGCTGCACGGAGTCGATAATGGTTGTTTGCTCGTCCTTTCCGTTATCGTTGAACCATTGGAAGAAGCGGGGTATGTTGTGCGTGTGGCTAAACTCGCTAACCGCTGCGCGTACGCATTCGGTTTGCAGATTGCTATAGCTTTCGTCGCCCAACACGTAAGCGGTTGCCAACTTGTTGTACTTGCTGCGTGCGGCTTCCAATTCCTTACGTGCTGCTACAACTTCGTTGTTTGTGCACTCTGAAAGCAAAGTCTTTCTGTAGTCGTTCAATACCTCAAGACTGGCTACGATTGTAGCGTTTTCCTTACACTCTGAAACGTAAGAAGATACGTTTAACTTATTGTTTGTTGTCATGTTGTTTTGGTTGCACCCCACACAAGAGCGGTGCACTGCGTTAAGTGAAAAAACAATTGCGGACGTGCTGCGCATTGTGCGCCGTCTTGCGTCCTTTTGTACCTATATAGTTGCAAACGCCGTGCCATGTAGCCAGTTGGAAAACAGCATAAAAATACGTTTAACCTTTTGTAAGTGGTTGATTTATAGGTAATTACACACTTTGCAATAATTCCAAATGTTGTCAGTATTTGTAAAATAGTGTTTAAAAATGAGGGTGTGACAAGGTGACACGTTTATAACTTGCTGAAAATTAGATACTTACAAATTGCGTGTGGCACAATATGCTAACGGAATTAACATAAATGCAAATGAAACGTTAAAGAACCTAACTTGCTGAATATCAACACGTTACAACTGCCAAATTGTCAGACTTTTTATACAATAATTAACTATAAATGTAAAGATAAATTATTTTTGCGTTAAAATATCTTTCAAAGGTTAAAGACCTGCATAAATATACATTGTAAAGATACACGAAATCAAAAGGTTTGTAATAATATTTCTAAATATACATTGTTTCACGGAATGAATAAAAACACAAAAGGTGTATAATTATAAGTTGGTAAGTTGCTGATAATAAGGGAGTTACAAGACTAAATTGCAAATTAACAGAAATTAACATTCGTGGAACAAAATGCGGAAATTTGGTTTGGTTTATATAGAGTAAACCAAATGTATATGTAATTATATTTTACCAAAGCACCCCACCCCCCCTATTGGAGCGCAGCCCTAGGACGTAGTCACCTCACGCAAAATTTTTTTTTCTTTTTTTTTAACTCAATCTGTCAAGAATGTTTACTTTTCTTCTGTATTGCATATTTATTCAAACACCTTTGTTTGTGACTTGTCAGGATAATTTACTTTATGGACTTACCCCTGTTATTGGAAGTACGAAATGTATATTTATCCTCCACCTTTTGAACGTTAATAATGTATAAATATACCGCATAAATAATGTATTTTAGCATAATTATGTAGTTATTTCTTATTTTTGCATTATTCCTATTATTATATAGGGCATATAGGTGAGGCCCACTTGTGGTGCGTAATCCACCGAACTCCCTTTGTTTACAGGGGTTCTTACATGTTAAAATAACGCAGAAACTAAAAAAATATTATACACAGATGGAAAATGGTTTAGCTATAGACACTTTACACACGCAGCTGTTGGACCTGACGAGGCAAAGCGAGTTTGGTTTTGATGCATTGCGTTCTACCTCTTGGGGCAGGGTGAATTCGGACACTTACAACGTCTTGAAGTCTCAGTTCGTGAGGTCTATGCGTCAGCTTGCCAAGAAGGCTCCTGTAAAGTATTACAAGGGCAGCTATTACATCTTTAACGGCAAGATATACGAGTCCGTCCCAAGGATTGTCCTGGAGCAGACCTACCAGCTGTTGCTTCTTGACCTCGCCATAAGTCCGATGATTGGCGTCAGCACTGTGATGAACAAGTCTTTCATTGACGTCATAGAGTGCTACAACATTCTTCATCCGTCCTTTGACATCGTGGCTTTCAGCAATGGTGTTGTGGATTTCGGTAGAGGCTTGCAGAATCCTGCCGTTATGCCGTTTTCTCCTGACTATCATGTGACGTACTATCATCCTTACGACTTCAATCCGAAGGCCAAGTGTGACAGGTGGATGAACTTTATCCATGAGGTGCTCCCTGACAGGACATCGAGGATGATACTACAGATGTTCCTTGGTTTGGGTTTGATACAGCGCGGAACGGCTTACAACCCGTATGAGGGAAAGGAATCGTCGAAGATAGAGCTTTGCCTGCTTCTTATAGGCACTGGAGCTAACGGAAAGAGCGTTATTTTCGATGTGGCTTGCAACCTCTTTGGCAAGGACAGGATAAGCAAGATGGATTATGCCGACCTTACCGCAGAGGGCGATGAAGGAATGAGGGGCAGATATCCGATAAGGAACGCCATCTTCAACTGGTCGTCGGACTCTGATCCGCGGAAGTTCGGAAGGAAGAACACCGGTATGTTCAAGAGGCTTGTGAGCGGAGAGCCTGTCCCTATGCGAGAGCTTGGCAGGAATGTTCTTGAGGCCAACAATATCCCGTACCTCATCTTTAACCTCAATGAGCTTCCGTTCCCAGAGGACGCGTCGCTTGGCTTTATCAGACGTTTACAGTATGTAAGCTTTGATGTTACCGTACCCAAGGAACGTCAGGACCCGGAGCTTTCGAGTAAGATTATAAGGAGGGAGCTTAGTGGAGTGTTCAACTGGGTCATGCGGGGTGCGCAGGAGTTGAGGAAGCGTAAGTACCGTTTCCCCGCCGCCGAAGGAAGTGCCAAACAACTTCTCCTGTCTCTTCTTGGCTCTCAGCCCATATACGCCTGGATACGCGCTTACGGTATAAGGAGTGATGCCCAAGCAAAAGGAGAAGTGTCCAATCTCTTCAATTCCACCATGCTTTATGAGTGTATGCGCAGGTTTTGCGCTATCAACGACGTTGACGAGAAGGATATTCCGTCAATGAACAAGTTTGGTAGGGACATGTGGGCCAAGTACGGTTTCTTCAAGAAGCGAACGAAGGAGGGCAATGCCTATCAGATGTTTGGCGTCACGGAGGCGGACCTGAAGCAGGACATCCTCATCAATGAGGTTTGTAAGGGCGAGGAGGACAATGATGAACCAGAGAGCTTTATCAAAGGCGACGATTAAATATTTATATGAATATGATAGACAAGGAATATGTCAAGGAGGTTATCTCCCGTATTGTCAAGAAGAAGTCTGACGGGAGTGTTGTTCCAGCCGCAGCTTCGATGCAGGAGATTATGGCTTCCGTTCGTGATGATGTCCTGGAGTGCCTGAGAACAATGTACGGAACAAAGGAGGTTGTAGCGAACAAGACGTTGAACAGTGTTTTATTCAAGTGCCTATGAGAAGACATCACAATCCTAATAAAGTTCCTCCGCTTAAGCCCAACCCAGAGCATTGGACCAGGAAGGTTCATTCCTGGAAGGCGAAGGTCGCATACGAGACTGAGGATGATGCTTGGGAGTTCCTGAACCAGAATCCTAAGCTGAAGGCGATGGGATATGTGGCGTACCAATGCAAGACATGTAACAAATATCATATAGGACACAGGAACAACAAATAAAAAAATACAAACAGCAATGATAATAATAAAAATCAAAACATGGAAAGACTGGAAGAATGACTTTCTTGATTGGGTACAAGCACCTCGACGCAGTACTTGTAAGGAGTATGTGGACTATATGGAGGCTTTACAAAAACAGACTCTCTACCAAATAATAGAGGACACTTGTGATAAATACAACAATATGCGTGAGGGGCAAATCGATGACATCATCGAAGCTGTAGAAAAATGCGTGGCTGCTTGTGCTGAAGAAGCTCGAAAGTTAATCGATGAAAGTCAGCCCGCAAAATTCTTCTAAGGCCGCAACTATCATTATAAACAACACAAACTCTACACAACATGAGCAACAATATAAAAAGAAAAGACTGGGTAGGCGGCTCGGCTGCTGTGTTCAAGACGTTGGGCGCAAGCAACCATACGGATGCGGATCGGCAGCGGGATGATTACTATGCCACTGAGCCGAAGGCTACGGAATGGCTCTGCAAGTTGGAGCAGTTTGATGGCAGAATATTGGAGCCTTCGTGTGGCGAGGGGCACATGAGCGAGGTGTTGGAGGCAGCAGGATATGAGGTGGTGAGCCGCGACCTTGTGGATAGAGGGTACGGCGATGTAGCCGACTTTCTCGCTATTGATAATTTGGCGTGGGACGGAAACATCGTGACCAATCCACCCTACAAATATGCGCAGCAGTTTGTGGAGAAGGCTCTGAGCATCATTCCCGAAGGAAAGAAAGTGGCGATGTTCCTGAAGCTGACTTTCCTCGAAGGCAAGGCCCGACGCGCTCTCTTCCGCTCTACCCCACCCATTCGTGTTTGGGTAAGTTCGTCGCGACTGAAATGTGCCATGAACGGCGACTTCGAGGCTTACGGCAGCAGCGCCGCGGCTTACGCATGGTTTGTCTGGGAGAAGGGTTATAAAGGCGAGACAACTGTAAAATGGTTTAACTGATAGATTTAAAAACATAAATAGCTTAGATATGGAGATTAGAGTTAATGTTTTAGGAAAGGTCGCTTTCAAAGCAACTGGAAGTAAGTCGGATATTGAAAAAGCCGAACTATATCCATTCGGAGAGGGTATTTACGCAGTAATGGATGGAGACAATTTTGTGTGTCTAAGAGTTGTGTCCGACAAAAGACACAGCGATGAAAAAGGAGATTATTATGCGCGCGTAGAAGATAGCTGGGGACATCCAAAAGTCGTCAGCTGCGTTGATATTATAGAGCACGAAGAAAGGCTGAAAGATTATATCGACAAGTGTTTCGATCGTCTTGGTGCTATTGTTAAAAAAGCCAACGATGGTATCAGTAGTGTAAGTGATGAACTTAATGGCTTTATAAATAATTCTCAGGATGATTTTTGCTCTATTGAGAAATCTCTTGAAAGAATAGAGAAAGATGGTGTTGGTAGTGGAAATGGTATCAGCGAAAAGACATTATTGTCTGCTATCGAGATTGTATCAAAACAGAAATAGTTGAGATATGAAGAAGAAGGGATATTACGAATACAGTAACGGTATTTATCCAAGGAAGCTATGGGTTCATATTGGTAGGGACCTAAACGAAGTGATAGACTTCTGCTTTGATGGGTGTGATTATTCAGATGCGGATTACTGCGGTGCCACTTATGACGCAGCGACAAGGAAGGATGATGACTCGTATGGTGTTCTTGTTTCCTTTAAATGCCTGAAGGATATGACTATGAACGTCTGCTGCCACGAGACTTCTCACGCCTGTGATGCTATTGAGAATGCTATCGATATGAAGCACGGAGGCGAGTCTTCAGCTTACTTGATAGGCTGGATTGCGTCTTGCATCAACAAGGCTCGTTTGGGCATTGGCGATTTCGTTGAACTAAAAGATAAGGAGAAATAGATTATGATTAAGAAAGAAGATATTAAGGTTGGTTCGTTCTTGCAGATTAGAAAGTCTGATTTGGAAGCAATAACCAATCAGAATTTTGTCGAAGAGGTAAATAAACATTGTCCGTTAAATACGTGTGTCGTCAAAGTTGTAAATATGTCAGGTGGAATGTGCGAAATAAAATATTCGTTCTGGTGAATACCAGCTGTCGTGAATACTGAAGGGCTGGCGAAGGTTGCAATTCCCCCGTCAACCCCAAAAACCGCAAACAGAAAGTCCGATGCTGACCACTTCAAGGAAATCACCGACAAGATGAGTGATACATACAAGCGCAAAAATCACGACTATGGGAATGCTTTTTCCGAAATGTATGATGAGCTTGGTATCAACTACGGCTACGGAAAGATACGAGAGAAGGTGAATCGCATCAAGACGTTGAAGGACAATGAGGCGCAAGTTGCTAATGAGCCATTGGAAGATGCTCTTCTTGACTGCGCTAACTATTGTATCCTTACATTGATGGAATATCAAAAACGTAAGGAACATGGCACAGACTGATTATACTTGCAAGGACACTGCTTCTTCTTTGACAACGGTGTGTGGGAGTGTAAAGAAGAACGCTTCGGGAGAGACGTTTCGGGAGATGATGATGCTTGCACAGATTTCGAGTATAAGGAAATAAAAGTTGAACTTTAAAATATTGTTATCATGGCATTACCATTTGGAAAGACTATCAAGACAAGACACTTCACCGTGCTGAAGTTCAGTAAGAGCTTGTCGAAGAAAGAAGTTGCTTCACTCAGAAAGGATATTCCTGCTGAAATCAAGAAGCATTTACAGAGGGGCTCGTTGCCTTTCATCAAGATTGCAGACATCGCTGGTACATGGGGAATTGAATACTCTATCGGCACATCCATGTACGCTGCACTCGATGAATGTGTTCCTGTGGCTGTAGGAGACCATTATGAGTTCTCCAAGGATGATGGAAACATCATCGAGGCATTTGCCCAGCTTATGTTTGCGGATACATCATTGCCTGGCGATGCGGAATATACGGCAGGCAAGTTGAAACTCCGTGACGAGTACATTGCCCGTGAGGCTGCAAGAAGAAACGCTGCTGCCGACAAGGGTAAGAGTGACGAACAACTCAGCAAGGAAAGTGATGAGGCTGTTCAGGAGGTTGTTGATCGAGACAAGCACGCTGACACTCTCCGTGATATGGCAGAACAGATCAAGAAGGAAGGAGGCAAGGATGAGTGATAAACTGATTGAGATAGTCGAGGACCACAATTCCCTGGTACAGGCACTCCAATTCATTTTGGAGGCCGCAGAGACAAAGAAACTGCCTCCATACGGCCTTCTTCCTACATTTAACGACTCTTTTCTTGATGATAGGCTTAGGGTAGCCCTTGAGCTTATCACAGGAGAGAAATATTCGTGATATATCGTATATTTTCTTCTACTACATTTATATAAAAGTAAGGGGTGGCATCTGAGAAGATATCACCCCTTTTTAACCAAAAAAATTTTAGAATTATGATTCACAGATAAGAATCCGAGAACATAATCTGTTTGCAAAGGTACTTGGTTTTGTTGAATTTATGGTATATTAAAGTTGCTTTAACACGAATTTAACTATTTGCCACCCTTACAGAGTCCGTTCTTAAACAACAAGCAGTCATTCTTGCCGGTTGGATAATTTATTGGGAGGTAAAAATGTACGGTCGAATCCTCAGTTTGAAGCTCGTCCTGTTTAATTCTTGCGTACTCTGCTATAAGTCGTGTTTGTTCTGTCCACTCCTTTGTGCCCTCTTTCATCCTTCGCCTGGCAATTACGAGGTCTGTAAGAATTTGCTCCTTGGAAGTAGCTTTTGCCAACTCTTCAGGAGAAAGCTCATCGGCGCTCTCGTTCTTCGCTTTCTTGCCCTGCACCTCTGCGATTCTTGTCTGAACAGATTCCAGAGATTCAAGTTTATTCATTTCTCGCTCAAGAACGTCCTTAGGCCAGTTGAACCCTTCCCCTTGAAAGGCAATAGCCCAACTGTCACGGATGGACATGCCGGAGCCACGGAGGCTGGCATAGATGTAATAGCGAGGGTCTTTCATCTTGAGAGCCTTTACCTTTTTGTAAATATCGACGGATAACGTGTATCCTTTTGTTTCTTCAATCATAATCTTATTTTTTAAATGTAAACTCTACTCTACATACGCAGTTGGGATGTGCGGGGATAACCATCGTGTCAAGCGAATGTACATATCCACATAAATCATCGCAAACAGGGCAAGGAAATGATGAACCTCTGTGAACGAAGTATCCAACAGCTCCAATCTCCTGCCCATACTCTTGCTCTGCCTGGCCCCACGCCAAAGCAATCACCTGTGAAGCGTTTCTTACGATATTCTGATAGGCGTTCTTGTAGTAGCCCTTTCCGTAAGAAGGAACATCGATGTTGATATCCTTTCTCTTCGCCTTGGTGATGACTGATGTGTGATATGGGTCTTTATAGCCTGTGCGGATGGAAGACAGGAGCTGCTGGTCTGAATATCCCATCAAGGTTCCTGCCTTTATCATCCTTACAATATCTTCAGCAAAGTTTCCGAGATAGACGGCGTTTCTTTCGGATGTTGTCTTTCCGTAGATGTCGCTGACGAGAAACGATTCTATATTCTCGCTGTCAATCCCGAGAATCTTGCATGAAGTCTTGGAGTAGGCAGAGATGTAGCTGTTGATGCTCTCCTCTGCCTCAGCAGTAATATTCTTGGCGTAAGAGAGCAAGGCTGACTCGTTCGTGAGCCTTCCCGCGCCTCTGTATCGCTTGCTTGCGGTAATTACCTTCTGCGTCGATTTCCAGAGGATATCTGCAATGTGATCCTCGCAGTTTCGGATTGCCTGCAAGCGCTTCCTGCTGTAATCGACAGAACGTTTTAATTCATCCATAGGCTTTCCTCCAAATAAAACCGCCACAACTCTCTTTTATGCCACGAATGCACTTGCATATATATTCATGCTTTATGCCAGTTTCCCTCTCTGCCTCGCGGGCTGAACTATATAAAGCTATCTTTTTACTTTGCATGTCATATTGCACTATATGCAACTTGTGATTTTTGGGAGCTTTCGTTTCTATATTGTCCGACTTATAGGTTCTCCAAAACATTTCTCCTGCGGTCTTGTTTTTGTCAATAACAGACATAATGTTCTGTTTTTTTACTCCAGTTACGCGTTCCGCTTCTCTTATAGAAAAATAAGTTGCAAGAAATTCCCCTTTTAAAGAATATGCATAAATACGTTTGCCCATTTTAATCGAGCGTCTTCTCGTTGATGTTCCGTAATTTACATTATATTCTAAAGAACACCATTCTAAGTTATCAGCACTATTGTTGGTCTTTGTTTCGTCTTTATGGTTTACGTATGGATGGCTGTTCGGATTTGGCAAAAAAGCCTCAGCGACAATCCTGTGAATAAGCATCCCTTTTTTCTTGTTACCTTTGCTCAATCTTATCGCTTCATATCCGCTGTTATTTATAAACGTTGCCATTATGCGACCTCTATAAAGCTGATTTCTTCCTTGTTGAAAAACAACTCTATCGACAGAACGGATTCTTCCATAGTTGCTAACCTCATACAACCCTTCATAACCAACAACTGGTTTCCAAATTTCATTTTCTGATCTCATATCCCGAATAATTAAGTTAATCTCGAAAAGTAAAGAAGAGGAAGGGTGTCGAGATTTCACCCTTATCAACAGGTAGCTACTCCTGCCTATCCTCTCTGCAAATATACAAAAAATATTACATTTTATGCAATTAATGGATATTTGTGCAATATTTTTAGAATATTTATACTATCACTTTACTCCCTTGTCCCAGTTTACGCGACCATCCCAGTTCCGGTTAGAATCGTATTCTCGACCGCTTTTGTTCGGCCTGCCAGCGCCACGACCAGTACGTACGTTTCCGCTGCCTCCATTCTGAATCCTCGCCGTTGCCTTCTCTTCCTCGATTGCATTCTCTGTCTCGTTATCCGCACGCTGAATATCCATAAGAAGGTCTTGCTGGTCCTCCTCTTTCTTCTCACGTAAGATACGCTCCCACTCGGCATTCTTTGGGAAGTCAGGACAACGCTCCGATGCAGTCTGCTTCGAGAGGAATCCATTCTGAACGGCAGTTGCAAGATTTGTAAGAAGCTCAGTCTTGTTCTGATGCGTATAAGGCTCAATCCATGCGTTGATATCGAGACCAACAATAGAAGCCGTCGCATTATTTTCGTGTCCGATTCCGAACTTGGCAATTTCAACCAGCTTGTCAAGGAATGGCTGCAACTTCTGAGAATCATTCATGGCTACCTCTAATGCAGGAGAATAGAGGAGTTTGATGGCTACACCTGGGAGGTCGCCGGACTTCAACTCAGGAGGCTTTACAGTAAATGACAGCTCATAGATGAGGTCGTACGACTTGTTGAGCTGAGTCGCAAAAGCATCTGACGCGTCGGTTCCATTGAGGAATCCTGCATCGTTATTCTTGTTGTTCATAGCGACAACCTTGACTGCCCCAGTCATATCGTCGCCTGAAATGGTAATCTCGTCACCATCACCCTTTACGTAGAATACAGGGAAAGCATACGCCTTATTGTTCTCGCAAAGATACGAGAATGCCTCCTCGTAATCTTCGATGTTCTTCTGAACATTGGACCAGCAAGGTCCCTCGTCATTTCGGATATATGCAACCGGTATTGAATTGAAGTGATGTTCTTTCTTTTCAACAAGAGCATATCCGTTCATTCCGAACAGCCCCTTAATGAGATTCACAGCTTTCTCTGTTACACTCTTTTTGCCGACATCATTTCTAAACCTATAATAATAGGTATCGTCCCAGACCTCAACCCACTCAATCTGAGCGTTTCCGTCTTCATCCAAGTCGTAATACTTGCGAGCAAATACAGATAGTTCGCCGGTGATCGAGTCATAATGCGGATAGAGGTAGTCTCCATTCTTGAATGACAGAACCTTAACTCCAAACTTTCCTTTGTCGATATAGCCGACTGCTGCGGTTTCTGCAACAGTCATGTATGAGCTTACTGCTTCGAAGAATGCAATCTCCATGTTGTGCATAAGCCAACCCTTCTTAAAGATGTTAAGATTCTTCTGGGATTCCTCTTCCTTATCAAGTTCATCTGTGCTGTCTGCAAGCTCAAACTGAATGTCATTTCCTGTCAAGTGTAGGGTGTGCTTCGTTGCGATAACCTGCTGGAAGGCAAATGCACATCTGGTGATTGGCTGTATGTAGTAGCGGTTTCCTGTAGTAGGATCTTTCGGGTCCCACTCAGGATTCTCCTTAATAATGTCCGGATAAGCGGTTTTGTCCCAGATTCTATGTCCGCTTGTGAAGTACTCACGAAGGAAGTCGGACTGGGTTTTTACTCTCCATACGCAAGGATCGTAAGGCATGTTCTGCATACTCCTATCACCAACCTTGTCGGAGAAAGTGCCATGACTCATGTATCCGTCAGGCTTAAGCTCGTAGAATGGTTTCTTTACGAGTATTTCTCTAAAATTTAAATTCTCCATAATCCGTTTATCTTTTTATGTTTCTTTTTTGTTAAACTGAATATCATTACGTAGAACCAAGACTCAAAGAAGTCAGGCGAGTGTCCGACATACTTCTTGGCAACCTTCTTAGGCAATAGCTTGAACCCCTTTCCTTCGCTGTTTTCGTCACGTCGTAGCATTTTTCTCTCCTTCTGTAAGATTTGTCTAAGAGGAACTTTACTAAAACCGTTACCTGAGTATTTCCTTTCAAGAAGAGATGATTCAATGGATATTTTTCTATCCTTAATCATCTTATAGAACAGCCATGCGCACTGGGATTTCAAGTCCTTGTAGAGGTATTTAATACCTTCCTCTTCTTGGTGGTTTTGAGCAATAGGCGCCGCCTGGTTGTTGAACGGAACGGCATCCTTGAAGAATCCCTTGAAGTACTGACCTATGCCCTGCATATCGTAAGTGAAGTTACATTCCTCAACGCCCCACTCTCTCAGCTTAGCCTCAACTACGGAAACAAGAGTCTTAGGGTCCAGCCTCAGCACAACCAAATCCTTGCAATGCCATCCTTCCCAAAGCCACATCACGAAGTTATCGCCGCCCGTGAATGCAATATCAGCAGAGGCTCTTCGTTTTCCGTCACCTGTTTGTTCTGCGTTGTCGAAGATTTCCTCAAGGTCTTCCATCTTGATCATGTCATCTCCAGCAGCTTTCCAGTTCCAGTTAGCCTCCAGGTCTCGCATACGCTGTTCTTCATCCTGCTGTGCAAGGTTGGCGAGATATGAAACATCGGTAGAGATAAGCTTGATGTTCTCTGATACGTCGGCACGGATAAATGTCGCCGACTTGATGAACATTTCGAGTTTTGTATAACCAAGTTCCTCATAGCTATCCTTCCAAAGGCTATCGATAATGCCCTTGCACTGCTCGTATACCTCTTCTCTTGTATCGCCCCAGTAGATTGAGTCCGGCGTATCACCATCCATGAAGCAGTAACGAATAACCCCATTCCTTTCCGGATCTATATATCCTTCGTCGGTAACCCACCAATCGATGAACTTTCGTACCCAGGATTCTGGGTCAGGGTTACAGGTAATCCAGAAGCGGTTTCGAATGTGGGCTGCGTTTCGGTTGTTGGTCAAGAGGTATTTGAACTTCTTATATGGGCACTGAGTACCCTCATCGATGCAGACATAGGCATACTGGCGACCCTGGAATCGTGTCTTGAAATCCTGATAGGCTCCTGCGTAGTACGAGAATTTGAGCCATCCTCCGTTGTCGAAGTTCCAGGTCATATCGTTCTGTGACTTATTGTAAGTTCCAAATTGGGAGAACAATTTGTAAGAGTCTGTTACCAAGGACTGCAAGTCATCTTTTTCATTACGGAGGATGGTTGCATGGAAGTCTGGATTTTTGATATCTTTCAGAACTTCCATAAGAGAACTAAAGCTCTTACTGCCACCGCGGCTGCCGCCACAAATCTTTATATCGGCGTCGATTGAGAGCATATCCTCCTGACCGCCACGCTGAGCAATAATCTTCAGCTTGTCGGGATGCTTCTTGTCGGTATCTCTTAACGATTGGATATACTCTTGAGTATAAATAGGCTCTCCATTATCCAAATTTAATCCTGAAAGTACTTCTTTTTGCATAAAAACACAATTAATATTGCAAAAATATAAATTTTTCTTGGATAATTGCATACTTATTCATATATTTGCAAAATAAAAGGTATATTTATACATTTTAGAGTGGAAGAACCACTTTTAGAATAACGTTTTTAATCAAGAAACAACATGACAAGAGAAGAACTCTTAGCATTGGTCAACAAGGAACTCGGTAGTACCAAGTTGACAATTAGCGAGAAAACCATCAATGAAGAACTTGATGACGTACTCGAAGATTTTGGTGAAGACGAAGCTGCAAACGCCAAGTTGGTAACCAAGGTTACAAATCGCTTGAAACGCATGGACGGCAATCTCCATTCTGACGTTTCTCAGCAAGTTAAGGAATATAAGAAGAAGGCGAGGGAACGCCAGAAGGCTAAGGAAACTGAGTCTGAGGAGGAAGAGCCTGAAGAAATTCCTAACGATGAGGATATGCCTGAGTGGGCAAAGAAGCTCATCGGTGAAGTCAAGAAGGAGCGCGAGGCGCGAGAGCAAAAGGAAGCCGCTGACGCAAAGAAGGCGTTGGTGAACTCCATTAAGGAAGGTCTTAAGGCTAAGTTTGAGAAAGCCAACATTCCTTTGAATTCGTTTTTCGTTAAGACAGCTTTGGATAAGCTTGAGATTCCAGATGGTGAAGTTGATGTCAAGGATCTTGTCGGTAAGGCAGAGATTCTTTACAATGCTGACCTCAAGGAAGCGGGTATCAATCCAGAAACAAAGCCTCGAAGCGGAGGTGGCGGAGCCGGAGGAACCGGGACCGTAGACGAACACGAGTTCGATGATGTTGCAGCTATCAGATCTCGACACAAGCCAAAGGACGAATAACAATTAGTATTCAGGATAACAAATTTATTTATTGATTATGGGAACAGTTTCTCCTTATTACAGTGAAAGGATGAATGGTAGCGGCTTCTTGCCAGGTCGTTCCCTCATCCAGGCTCGTGGCGAAATCGGCGGTATCCGCTATGTATTCGTCAAGTTGAATGGCGCCGCAAAGGATGCTTTCCGTACTCCTACAACTGGTGGTAAGTTGCTCAACCCTTTCAAGGGTCCTGCAAAGATTTACGCCGGTGACTTCCTGGAGTATGATCCTGGCATCTATGGCAACGCAGGCGCAACTGTTAAGATTGTTAAGTCTTACCAGTGTGCAAAGAATACCGGTGCTACTGACACAACTCTCCTTATTGTACGTGATGGCTACAAGCACATTCCGTTCATTGGAGACAACATCATGGTTGCTCCTGACGCTCTCGATGGCACAGGTACAGCAGTTACGGTTACGGGTGTTGAGAAGACAACCGAGGCTGGCGCAGACGTATGGAAGCTTACTTTGTCAGCAACACTCGGTGTTGTAGCGAAGGATGCGGTACTCGTTGAGGCAGCAGCTGCCGGCGCGAAACAGAAGCCTATGGTAACCAACCCTAACGGTTATGCTCAGTGCGACTACGACTTCCTGTTCACCCCAGGTGAAGATTTTGAGGATGGTGCTCGCTATATGCTTACCCCATTCCTTGCTAACGATGACACCGTTATGTACATCGACAGGATGTCTCCAATCCCTCCTGCAATCAAGGCTCTCAACAAGAGTCGCGTTAACGGATGGTTCCATCTCTAATTATTAACCTTAAAGATTGATTCAGGATTATGCCAAAATTTGATTTTAATAATTCGCGACTTGCCAAGTTCTTCGGTTCTCAGGAGAATACGGCATATTTGCAGAGTTTCCTTGACAAAAAGGAAATCTTCTTTACTAACTACGGCTGGTACAAGACACAGGGACATAACTCTCCGTTCCTAACATCTACCGACAACTACGGCTTGGCTACATTCAACGTTAAGGCTCGCAAGTTGAAGGCAGCTCCAATGGCTGACCTCCGCGCTCCTCTCGGTGATTCTAACCAGATGGATAAGAACGGACACAAGTGGTACACCGCTTCTATCCCCGACTTCATCACTCCTGGTTACGTTGAGACCGCAGTTGAGCGTTACGCACGCATCAAGCAGTTCGAGGAGTTCGGTAACGATGCCGATATCTTGGCAGACTGGTGCGATGAGGTTCAGACCCGTATCGACTCTGTTGATGCGACAATGAACTTTATGACCGCTCAGTTGATGTCTACCGGTAAGATTGACTACTCAGGCATTGGCCGTGGTATCTCTACCCCATTGCACAGGGCTATCGACCCTATCGAGTATGGAGATAACTTCATCAATGGTGGTGCAAAGAAGTGGGCAGACCCTACTGCTACCATCCTTACCTACATGAAGGAGAAGGAGGCTAATTATCGTGAGACCCGCGGTGGTTTCGATGGTGCTTTGATCTGGCAGATGACTCGCAATACATTCTATAATGTATTCTTGAAGAACGCAGAGGTCCGCGAACTCGTTACAAATTACCGCCAGCTGAACTACATTGCCTCTACCAAGACAATGCCTATCAGCAAAGAGCAGTTCATCAAGGCATTCGTTGACTTCGAGGGTGTATCTCCTATCGAGATTGTGACCGAGAAGGAACGCAACCTTACCCATACAACCGATGAGTACAAGCAGGGTTGGTCTGACAATATCGTCGTTCTCCGTCCTGCCGGTGATGCCTGTGAGTTCGAGCGTACAGACAGCCTCGACAAAAAGCTGATTGAGTATGCCGGCAACAAGGCTATCTCTACCTTGTTCGGTACAACCAACGATGGTCTCGGTCTGTTGATGAACTCAACGGTTCCGAACGGTAAGTATATGGAGTGGCACACAGACATCATGTTCTCTGCTTGCCCAGCTCTCATCGACTTCCCAGACCATTGCATTATGGACATTACCAAGACTGATTAATTTCGGTCTTGGAACTATTAACGTAATTAGATTGTATGGTTATGGAATCAGAGATGGAAGTTTACACTGCATACGACTACCTTATCAACAGGGTGAAGTTTGAGGTGCCAAAGAAGACCATGTTGGGAATCATGCTTACCCGCAGCATACAGCCGGAGTCGCTGATGTGTGACTGTGATGCTGACATGCTGAGTTTAGCATACGCCGATACATTGAAGTGGTTTTGTCTTGGCCCAAGCAAGGTGAACAACACCTCTGATTCCGACAATGGTTGGACGCACACTGGAGGAGGATATGAGATTTCGGGCGATGATATCAGCGCAATGAAGGCGGAGGCTAATGCTATCTACCAAAAGCTTGAGCCCGACTCGATGCTCAAGAAAAAATCCACCTTCCGGTTGACCTCTCACGGAGTGAAGCGGGCGAATTATTCTCCTTATGGAGGACCACTTCCCCACATCATCAAATAAGGCGTATGGAAAAGGAAAACATCAGAAACCCAAGATACCCTCACATCATCAAGATCGTGAGGAAGGTCGTCGGAAAAGCCGACCCTGATGACCCGTTCGCCGATGACGACGCTCCGGTCGGTGAGGACAAGGAAATCATTCTCTATAACGGTGAAGGCCGCAGTTATACGGACACTACCACTGTAGGCGATAAATATGTAGACCAGAACAAGAGGAAAGCATCGATTCCTGTCAGATATGACGAATGGGGTGCTGGCAGATGTCCTCTTGACGGAGATACCATTTACGCTACTATTGGCAACAATACAGAAGTAGGCATCGTAAAAGACTGCGAACCGGATAATAACAGGACTGTGGTTTACTGGGAATATATAAGAGTTTAGGCTATGGGAAGTTTGGCAGATCAGTTTGCGATTATGGCTAAAAACGTTATCGGAAGAAAAACGACGGAAGCCATTTTGGAAAAACTATCACTTGTTGCTTATGACATGGTGGAGCGATACGCAAGCACCAAGGATTATCATGACGTAACAGGTAACTTGCTAAATTCTTTTGCCGTAGGAGTTTACCATAACGGAAAGATAAACCGCATAGTAGACGCGAGCAGCGTAGGTTTAGAGCCACCGACAAGACAATCTCTTGCAAAAGGAGAACTCTACGATTTGACATACTACTATAGCGGTAAGCCTGCGAGACATCTCACAGAAGACGGGAAAAAACTGACAAGACCGTATCGCGGAGAGTATGGATCTGGCGGAAAGGACGGTGTCAGTGTGGCACACAGAAGTTTGATACAAAGGCATCCAAGCGGAACATACGCAATCGTAGCTGTTGTAGCGATGGAATACGCCAAGTTTGTACAAAACAAGCGTAACCACGACGTACTTACAGGCTTAAGAGACGAACTCCCTGGAATATTTGAAGGAAAAATAGTAACGATATGATAAGTATTAAGACATTATACTTCGATGTGGGCAACGCCATGAAAGGTGTGTGTGACAGGGTGTTCCCACGCAACCGCCCCAAGGCTGTTGACAAGAAGATAAACAGTTATATCGTTGTCTTCTTCCCATCTTCCATATACAACAACGAGATGAACTCTGACGGTGCGTATAACGACTACTCTACCACCCTACAGATAGAAGTGTACGTAAAGGATAAGGCCTCGGCAGACAATCCCAACGCACTCGATGTATCCCAAGTAGACGATAAAGTAAAATCTGTTATGGACAGATTTCCAATCTCCACCAAAAACATCATCGTAACAAATCCGATGATAACCATGCAGACAGATGACGGAGACGGCTACTCTGTCACCATCATACAAGGACGATTGAGAACAAAATAAGTATTCAGGTATAACAATTTAAAATATTTTAGATTATGGCTATGACAACTATTGACAAGATGAAGGACATTTTCAATGGTCCTAAGACTTTGCTCTACTCAAAGGCTATCATAGACTTGAGCAAGGCTTCAGTTGACATCACACCAGAGATTGAGCTTCCTGTGGAGGTTGATTCTCTTAAGGCAACCATGGAGGATCCGACCATCAATCACTACAAGGTTATCGGCCTTGCCGGTGACTGGGCAACTACCGCAGAACTCGGTGACTTCAACGTAGAGTTCGTTGTTCCTTCCAAGGCAAAGGACTTGTTGAAAATCATGTTCGGTGAGGATGCAATCACAGAGTTGACCAAGGTTACCTTGAAGGGTACTGGTGACGCGACACTCGATGCAACTACCGGTTTTGCCGGCGTTGCAGTTGAGCCAAAGAAGTTCAAGATCAAGGGTACTATCGTCATCGTTGACGATGAGAAGGAGAACCTTATGATTGTGACAAACATTGCCCTCTATGCAACGTTGCTGTGGGATGACACAGGTTCAAAGCCAGTTGCATTCAAGTTCGCCGGTTCTATCGAGGGTGCAGGCATGCGAAGCATCGCTTGGCTTACTAAGGCTCCAGCTCCTGGTATTGGAGGCTAATTAAAGAGAAGTCTATAGGTAATTAGATTCAGGATAACAACCGTTGGGCGGCAGGCTTATGATAACAGCCGTGCCGCCCTTCTTCGTTAAAAAAATCATACAATCATGGCAGAAGAAAAGAAAATAGAGCAGCCTACGGTGGACTTACAGGAGATGCTTGACAGCGTTATCGGTGACACACCTACGGAGGTGGTGTTCCGTGGCAAGAAACACAGTGTAGGATGGCTCAGAAAGGGAACAATGAGAAGATGCACCCATATCAAGATGAAGGAGAAGAACGAATGGAAGCGCAACGTCAAGATTTGCGTCTGCATCCTCCTCAACAACATCTGGAAGATACGAGTCTTCTACTGGCTTTACTGGCGTTGGCTCTACTATATCAAGGACGTAGACGTGGTAGAGGTGCTGAAAGTTCTCGATGTTTCTAAAAAAAAAATTCCATCGAACGCATTCTCACTGACTACCATATTAGCGACCGGGATGACGGACGTGATGATGACGATGACGAGGAGCGAAGTAAAAGCTATCCAAGCAGAACAAGCTGGGGAGCAGCCTTCTCGTTAGCGGAGAAGTTTGGTTTTCTCTTCCATCGCAAGTACTTCATCGCAGCCTACGATTACTGGTGGGGCTATTCGTCGGCGCAGATTGACCTCATGGTTGCAGACCAGCCTCTTGTCGTCTATCCAAAGACAAAGAAGGAAAGCGGACCGAAGAAGCACACGTTAAAGGAGATGGATGACCTCTACGACAGATGGATGGAGAAAAGGAAGAATAAGGGAAGCCTCGTTGGTAAGAATATAAATCTTACTGATTACTTAAACAATGAACTCTAACTTAAAAATATTCAGGATATGGCAGGTGGAAATTTAGGTGACTTGTGGTTTCAGCTTGGTGTGAAGGATAATACATCTAAGGAACTTCAAAAAATCATCGACAAGCTTAAGACAGGAGACGACGCTGCAAACTCACTTCTTCGTGCTCTCCAGGGATTCGGAACTAAGAAGTCCGGGTTCAAGGAGCAGGCAGAAAAAGCCAAAGAGTTTGCAGATGTTCTCAATGAGATAAATAGATGGATTTCCAAACTCAAAAAAAACGACAAGAGCGACGAAGCTAAAGATTTGCAGATGGCGGTAAAAAACGCCCTCTCCTATCTCGATATGCTACAGAGAATCAACATAGAACGCAGTAAGATTTCGGAGTTGCGTTCACTTAACCCAAATGTTGATACCTCGAAGCTTAAGGAGGCAGAGTTGATGCTTGAGAATGTCAATAATCAGCTTTATAGATTACAGAATAAAGCACAGGGCGGCGGAGGTGGCGGCGTAGACTATGCAAACGTTTTGCAAGACTACGCTAAGGTTCTCAAAATGACGTTCCGTGATGTAAAGCAGATTACCGATCAATTCAAAAAAGAAAACCCTTTATCTGCATTTTCGGGCGGAGCAGCAAAGGTCGAGGCTGATATATCAAGAGTAACTGAAAAGCTTGCCAAAATGCGAGACCTCATGGCAGAGGGTTCGTTAAAGGGTTATAATACCAACATGCTTGGTGGTAGTATCACTGAGCTTGACAAGATTCTTGCCCGATTGCAGTCTGCATCTGGTAACAAATCAATCCTCACTGATGCGGCTCAGATGAAGAATCTTCTTTCCGATGTTGCTGTAGAAATGACGAAAGCCACCGCCGCAACCCAGGCATACGGGCGAGAAAAAGGAAAGGCCATCGCAGTAGAGAGAGAGTTTGCGGCGGCAGCTAAGTTGAGTGCAAAAGACAATGATGCGGAATTAAAGGCTCAATCTGATTATATAAAGAGGTATATGGCTCTCGTTGAGAAGAAGCGTGAGATTGCCGAGAAGGCAGGTATATCTCCGTTCTTCAAGAACGATCAGGGTCTGAAGAATATCAAGGCAGAGATAGATACATTGCTTGAGAGGCTTGGAAAGGTTAGAGGAGATATTACTCTTTATCAGAATGCAATCGGAACCGGTACGAAGGAAGGTGTCTCCTTCGGACAGCAGGGCTTGAAGGAAGCCAATGCTGAAGCGGAGAAACTGATGGGTACAATAACAGCTCTTCAGAACGTTTACGATACTCTCCGTGTCAGCCAGGCAAATGTCAAAGACTTGATAGGTCAGACTCCTCAGAAGCAGAGACAGGACGATATTCAGAAAAGAATGTCTGAATATTACTCTAATCTCGAAAAGTCTTCAGCGAAGCAGGAAGCACAGGCCGTAAGAGACGCTGTTAAGGCGAAGCGTGAAGATATTGCGGCCGAGAAACAGCGTCAGGCGGAGATTAAGAATGCCGAGCGCCGGTATGATTCTCTCGGCAATAAGGTCCGCCAGCTTCGTTCGGAATACAGCAGAGGCATCTCTATCGGCGCAGATGTAAGCAAGGCAGAAGGCGAGATTAACAGACTCCTTGCTTTAATGAGAACCCTTAGAGATATCAGGGGAGAACTCTATTCGGGGAACTGGAAGAACAGCCTCGGTACGCTTGGCAATATGGGAAGCGGTCACGATACCACATTAGCTTCGAGGGTTCTTCAAGACCAGAGGGCAGTAAACCAAGAGGTTCAAAGAGGCGTTGAGCTTGAACGGAAGCGTCAGCAGGAGATTGCTCAGACGGCTGCAAGAGTTCAGTCTGATTTGGTCCGCGGCTTCGAGAGAGCCAACAGTCATGCAGGAAAGCTGAATTCAACCGTACAGGATTTGAAGTCACTTTTCTTGCAGGGAGGTCTTGTGTTCGGCGCACAGCAGTTCTTTAATTCAATCGTACAGACTGGCGGCGAGATTGTTCAGCAGCATGTAGCGTTGCGCTCTATCCTTGGAGATGTGCAGAAGGCCGACGAATTATTCGCTCAGACACAGCAGCTTGCATTGCAGTCTCCATTCAAGTTTGGAGAGCTGAACCGAGATGTCAAGCAACTGGCTGCATTCGGAGTCGAGGCAAATGACTTGTATGATACCACAAAACGACTTGCGGATATTGCATCTGGTCTTGGCGTGGACTTCGGCCGATTGGGTCTTGCGTTCGGTCAGGTTAAGGCTCGTTCTTGGCTTGATGGTAAGGAGTTACGCCAGTTTGCTTACGCAGGTCTTCCTCTCTTGCAGAAGATAACGGATTTATATAATTCTGAGGGAAAGAACGGGCGCAAAAATTATACCCAGGCAGATGTCAAGAAGATGATTTCTGGAAGACAGGTAAGCTTCGAGGATGTTCAGAAGGTACTGTGGAAAATGACAGATGAGGGCGGTCAGTTCTACAACATGCAGCTCGTGTTGTCGGAAACTCTGCTTGGTCGCTGGAATAAGCTTATCGACGCGTGGGATATTATGCTCGGTAAATTTGCAGAAGGAAAGAATGTCATAGGCGGTACGTTCTCGTTTATTATCAACCGAGTAACAGACTTAGTATTAGCTCTTGATAAACTATCCCCTGCTATGCTTTCTTTCGGAGCTATATTTGCTGCAAGGAAACTTGGACTGATGGCTTCCGGTAAGCTCGGGTTTGGCTCAATAAACAAGAACTACACTCAGCAGATGAACGCTCAGCTGAGGACTTACGCTATAGAGCAGCAGCAACTTGTTACCGAAGGCAAGATCACCCAACAGAAGGCGTTGCAGAATGTTCAAGCAAGAGCATACTTGCTATCTGACACTACTTCGAGAGCAAACGCGATGTCTCGTCTTGCGCTTGAAGGCAAGATGTCTGTACTTCAGATGCAGAAAGCTGTCAAGGAAGGTCTTGTAACAAAAGAACTTATCAGACAGCTTGCCGTGATGGGGCAGATTACAGCAAGACAGGAGCAGATTATACTCGGAGGAACACGATTTGCCGCCGTAATGAATATGGGTATCTCTAAGATAGGTGGAGGAATTAAGTCTCTCTTTACGATGCTTGGCGGATGGTGGGGACTTGCTATCGGGGCAGCTGTTCAGATATTCTCCAGCTATAGCAGTGATATGGATAGAATTTCTGAGAATGCGAAGGGTTTCAGGGATTCTGCATACACCAAGAAGAAAGGTTACGAGGATGAACTCGCAGATGAGAAGCCTACAAACAGTGCGGACTTGCAGCAGCGAGTAAACTCGATGAAAGAGCTCCTTCGAAACAGCGGAGATTACACACAGACAATAGAAGACCAGATTGCAAGGGCGAAGAATCTTAACGAGCAGTATGATATTCTCAATAAGGGAATAGTCGCCGCTCGTGATAACTCACAGCAGGAAGCAAACGACTCGGATGTGGTTGCTGGAGCGCTTGGAGCTTCTGGCGGTTGGGGTTCTGGTAATCCTTTTGCAGACACGATAGAGGAATCTGTCGAAGACCTCAACAAGGCTGTTGCCAAGTATCAGACGATTTTATCCGGACTTGACGAAGATACAAAGTCGAGAATGGATAGCGTTGCTAATCAGTTCCTGAAGCCAGAGGAAAGAGCCATGTCTCTCGATGAGAAAATTCGTATTCTTGCAGAAAGAGGAGGCGCAAACTGGGATTCTTTCGTTTTGAAGTCAAGTAACGGAAGCAATGATATTGCAAACAGTATTTATAAAATAGGGATAAGGGCCAACAAGGTTAGTGATCAGATAAATGATATCGCCAAGAAAAATATTCCTAGAATAATTAGCTTCCTTAATAATGCATTTAATCTGTTCGGCGCAGATTTCTCCAAGTGGTGTAACGAGAACTCTTCACGCTTTGAGCGTATGATAGACAATATGCTCGATGCGTGCAAGGTGAATGTTCATCAGATTAGGGAGAACTTGAAGTCTATCTTCTATCAGGAGGCCGGAGCAAAGCAGCCAAAGAAAGCTGGTGGCAAGAAGGTAAAGCCAAAGACACCTATGCAACAACGAGTGCGCAGAAATCTGTCAAAGAAAGGAAAGAGCAAAGGGAAGGTAGAATCACAGGCAGCGATGCTCGACTCTTACCTCGATGAAACTTCCGACTATAATACGGATAACAACCTGCAAACAGAGTTGCAGAACAGGTACAACGAGTATAAGAACCGCGAGAACAAGTTTAAACGCGGCAAGATATCCAAGGCACTTCGAGATGAGGCTTGGGAAAGCTACAATAGCTTGAATCAAGCGGCATGGGAAGGTCTCGGCTACAAATTCTATCCACAAGACAAAAAGTCCAATAAGGTTCCGAAAGGAAGAACCAGGAATACCGGAAACCAGGAGGACAAAGAGCTCGAAACTCTAAGGAAGCGTGTCGAACTCTACAAGAAATTCTACGCTGAACTCGAAAAGTACAGAAAGATGTACGGAGAAGAAGGAGCCATGGCGCAGATAAGACACGACAAGGAGTTTAAGAACTCTGTTTTATCTTGGGGACTTTCGGACCCTGGAACTTACGGTGTGTCGATAGAAGAGCTGATGAAACGTGTACGGTCGTCAACGCAGAAGCGAAAGGAGTATAAAGAAAGTCAGCTTGCAGATATTCATGCCAAGAACAGGAGCATCGAGGAAGAGCGCATCAAGTCGACCAACAGTCAGTTGTCAAAACAGCTAAACATCCTCTCAAGTCAATACGAAACATACAAGAAGATATATGAGCTGACTGGAAACAGCGAAGGCTCATCGCTCCTCGCCTTCGGACACGTGCAGTCTGGAACCTATCAAGACTATCTGAAGGAACAGATGAAATGGGCCATAGGCGACCATAACCAGAGGACTGGCCAGAATCTCAGCGCCGACGACGTGCTAAAGATGAGCGAGAGCGACTTCAAGAAACATGTCGGCGATGAGAGTGAAAACGCTTCTGTTATCTACAAGGAATGGACGGAAGAAACGAATCGTATCAAGAAGGAGACCATCGACCTGATGGCTAATTTGATAGAGAAGAACGCTACCATTGCCCAGCAGATTGAGGACGAGAACCGTAAATACGAGCGGCAGCTTGAACTCATCAAGGGAATAGAAGACCCACAGATGAGAGACAGAGCCAAGGCCGGCGCCACAAAGACTCACAATGAGAATGTGGCGAAGCTTCAGTTTGAGCAGTTCAAACAAGAGTCGGACTGGGTTACCATCTTTGATGACCTTGACAGGGTATCTTCGGCTACCATCAGCTCGATGATTACGAAGATAGACGATTTTTCGAGAACGACGGGATTGTCGGTAGAAGTAGTGAAGCAACTGAGAGATGCCCTCGACAAGCTAAGAAAAGAGGACATTGACAGAAATCCACTACCATACATCTTCGGGGCCGTAAATCAAGGAAACGCTATAGGAGGATACTTGAAAGGTGACCTCGGTGCGCAGTACATGAATGGCAAAAAGTATGTGCCTACCGCAGAACAAGCCAAGAAGATGGGCATAGAATGGAGTGCTGCCGGGTATAGCAAAGATGAGCTTGCGAGCAAACAGAAAGGAAAGTATGCAGACTCATCGAATGCCATCAATGCGCTTGCAGGAAAGTTTAAGGCATTGGAAAGCGCTCTTGATCCAGTGATAGGTTTGTTTAAGGCAATGGGTGAAGAAGATTCCATTCTCGGGCAGATAACGGGAGGCGCAAGCAATGCCGTTTCTTCTGCCGCCAACACTGTAGGCGCATTCAACACACTGTCAACTGTAAAAGGTTTAGGGTTCTTGGAAGATGCTGGGCCGTATGTAGCAGCAGCCTCGGCGGCGTTTAGTTTAGGCGGCTCGCTCATCAAGGCATTCGGCGCAGATTACAGTAGCTACAACAAGGCGAAAGCTGAGTACGAAAACCTCACCTCCATCTGGGATTCTCTCATCTCAAAGAAGACTGAGTATATGAATATCCATTGGGGTACGGAAGCCGCCAATGCCTCGAAGGAAGCCCAGGAGATGCTGGAGTCTGAAATAAAGCAGACGAAGGTGATCGCGCTGAAGAACTTCAACTCAGGTGCTTCGGCAGGAAGTCACTCTATCAAGGTGAGAGACTGGGAGAAGCGCGGGTGGAAAGAAGCTGCCCCCGAAATATCCAAGAGATACGGCGTGAAGTTTGACAACATGACCGACATTCTGGATATAGACTACAAGGTGCTTCAGCAGATAAAGAAGGACTATGCGGAACTTTGGGCTAATCTTGACCAAGACACAAGAACCTATCTTGACAAACTGATAGAGTACGGCGAGAAGTCGGAGGATATGATAGAGTCGCTGACTGAGAAGCTTACCGGCAACAAGTATTCCGACCTCGTTTCCGCCTGGGGTGACGCAATGGCCACGATGTCGAACACATCGGATAACCTTGTGGACCATTTCGAGGAAAATCTAAGGAATGTTATCTTGAAATCCATGATAGAGAATCTTTATGGAGAGAAGATAAAAGCTCTGATAGAGAAGACAAAGAAGTATGGCGACCCTAATGGCGGTACGGAAAAGAAGCTTGACACAGCAACGGGAAAAGTAATGTCCGAGTACACCAACACAGAGATGGACGAGATAGGCAAAGACCTTGCTGACGTGACAAAGCAGATAGAGGCATCAAGAGATTATCTCAAGCGGTACTACGGATGGAGCGACAACAGCAGTTCTTCTCTTACCAATTCTGTAAAGGGAATAACGGAAGATACAGGAGACCTGATTGCCAGTTACCTCAATAGCATAAGACTTGATGTGTCGGTAATAAGAGAGGAGCAAGTGAAATGTATGTCGGAATCGAACGAGATAGCCAAGTCGCAACTAACACAGTTGAACTTCATATCTGCCAACACCCTAAGAAACGCTGAAGCAGCAGAGCGGATAGAACGCGTATTCGAGGAGTATAGCAGTAATTTCAACATGGTTATCAACGGCGTTAAGTCTATCAAGGTAAGATAATGTAATGATTAAGGGCGTGATGAAGTGTTATTCGCGCCCTTAATTGCATAAATATACATTGATATTTCCATTTTACTTGTATAATTATACAATTAGTTGTATATTTGCATCATAATAAGTGATTTTGAGTTATGAAAGATTATTTCAGAATTTATATGCAGAAGGAGGGTGATGGTGCCAAGGTAATGGACACTATAACCGATTTCGGTATGTACGTAAGCGAGAGCCCGTTCAAGCCATGCGACGCAGTGAAAGAACCCGTAAAGAGGAGCTGGTATGACGAGCACGGAGACGATGAATACATAGGCAAAGACGGCCTGTATATGGCAGCTTACGAGAATAAGGTGAAGTTCCTGTTTAAGGGAGAAGCTTATGGGGCGAACGAGAGATGCAGGAGCTTTGTGAATTATCTCCGAACAACAGGTATGATGAAGATGTACTGCGACTTCAATAAGATTGGCAGGCAGCACGTGAGACTGAAAAGCATAGACCCTGTGCTGTACAGGGACCCAGAGAACGAAGACTTATTGGTGATGAGTGTTACCTTTAAGTTTAATGACCCCGTGACAGACATTAAGCCGGTGACGGGTGCGAACGGAAACATAACGAACTTAACCTGATACAGACATGAGTAGGTGGAACATATATCATAAGGACGGAACAAAGCTTACGGACGTGAACGGTGACGAGGTTGTCGTTCACGGATTGCAGTACTCAGACAAATGGATGGGAGAATGCTTCCTTACCATTGACTTCAAAAACAACGCTCCAATCAACTTTAAGATAGGCGACTACATCATATACAGAGGAGAGCGATTCGAATTGAACTACGAGCCAGGAAAAGACAAAAAATCAAGTCTAAACACATACGGAGAAGGCTTCGTGTATGACAGCGTAAAGTTCAATGCGTTGCAGGACGAGTTGTCAAGATCGGAGTTCTACGATGTAGTATTGAATGACAACGAACTTCACTACACTGCCCTACCGAAATTCTCATTCTATGTACAGACTTTGGATGATTTGCTCGACAGAATCCAGGCATGCTTAAACGAGCAGATTGGTGCAGGTCTTTGGAAGATTTACTCCCGTAATAAGGAGCGTTCCGTGCAGCGTGGAGCCCTCGAAAGCGAGTGGTTGTCGGTTTATGGTGAGAAAACAGACGATAACGTCATCGAATCGATGTCCATTACAGTGGATTCGCAGACCTGTTGGCAGGCCCTTGCGCTTGTGAATGAGAAGTGGGACATAAACTTCATCGTCAGAGGTCGGAATGTGTACGTTGGAACGGCAGGCGTGCTCGCAAACAAAATCTTCAAGTACGGGCTTGGAAAAGGTTTGAGTGAGTTGATCCAAAATGCAGACTCAGAACAGCAAATCGTGACAAGGTTAAGAGCTTACGGTTCTGAAAAGAACCTCCCATCTCACTACTACGCAGACCTTGGCACAAAATACTTCTGTAATATTACAGAGATAGAGCATGCTTCCCGTTATCTATCTGTATGCCTCGATATGGAGTATATGGATAACTTTTTTACAACTCCGAGAGTGTATGTAAATGATACAGGAGAAGAGCATACATACGGCCATGTACTGAAAGTAACATTCGACTTTGAAACTATAATTACGGGTTATGTGTCTCTGAAAAGCGGTACTTACTCTGTGATATTATATTCTGAGGTCGCTGGCGAACAAAAGGATAACGGAGACGAGCCATCAAGAGCAAATCTTGACAAGTTTATCGCACAGGTGAACTCCGGGAACAGGAAGCTATATATCGTAGACGGTCTTAACAAGAAGGCAGTTCCGTCTTCGATGAAAGAGTATGCAAAGAATCTGCCAAACAACATGTCTATCAACAGGCTGATGTTGCCAGGATTCCCCCATGTTTCACTTAACGACTACTACAACTCGCTGAGTAAGGCAGACAAGGAATACGTAAACCCAACAGGAAAGGAACATATCTTTTCGACCAATCCACACAGACCATATATTGACTCTGTGAACATACAGCAGATTGGCCTGCGTTCCGCATCGCAATATTTTGATAACGATGACAAGACCAACGGTATCGTAGAGATATACCCTACCATCGAAGAAATGGTTGTAGGTGGCGTGCGTGTGGATGAGATTGACGAGGGTGTTGCACCTAATGACAACGGAAGGTTTGAAGACGGACAAACTGTAAATAATGTTGACATCTACCTGAATCCGTCTATCGACTTCGACATCAACGACCTGAAGGACAGTGATTTCTCTATCGCCATGAAGGATGGCATGTGTGGAGGAAGGCCCTTTAAGGTGGCATCATCGGTAAAAGAGAACGGCAGATGGAGGCTAACCATACAAAGAGTAAAGGACGATGCCTTGGAGCTGTGGTTCCCATACAAAGACTATCCTATCAGAAAAGGAGATCACTTTGTGCTGACAGGTATCACCCTACCCGACTCTTATGTGAACGCAGCATCACTAAAGCTTCTGAAATACGCCATTGCCTACATAGACAAGAACGACTACACAAGGTATGTGTACCAGCCAAAGGTGGACGAAGTGTTTATGGCCAGACAAAACGACCAGGCGGCTGAAGATAAAACCGGAACCATCAAGAGCCTTCACGACACGCTGAAGGCAGGCGACATCATGGAGTTTGACGATGACGACTTGCACATAGGAGGCAAGGTGACCATCGATCAGCTCGTCATAAGAGAAAACGAAGGAGGCATACCGACCTATGAAGTAACTCTGAGGAATGATGTAGAAGTCGGAACGATGGCTAAGATAAAGCAGCAGATTTCATCCCTTGAGTCAGGAAACGGAAAGGTAAGTAGCGAGACATCAAAACAGATAACAGACTCGACTATAAATGAAGCTTCAAAACACTTTCTGTCGAAGCTAAAGGATGACACCGCACAAGGCGTGATTACCTTCATCAAAGGACTGGTGAGCGAGGCTTTAGTGAAGCTGAACGGAGGTGCTTACTTTGGTAAGGGAGGAGCGTTGATAGACGAGGCAGGACGGGCCATCTTGGAGTCGTTGCAGTCCATCGACTACGACAACGAAGCTGAGCAGGGTTTCGCTGTCAAGAAAGAAAACGAAAAATATCACGCCTTCGTTACCAATCTTACCATTTGGGGAAAGGCTATCTTTAATCAACTGGAGGTAAGAAAACTGTCGTATGCTGGCGGTAATGTGTATCTATCTGGCTCAGGAAGCAAGATAGTGAAGGTTATGCCTGTAATATGGGAAAGCGAGAGCAGTGAATGGCTTAAAACCTCTGTAGATAAATGTGAAGGCTGGCTCTGTTATCTTCTTGCTGACGACGGCACTATGGCTACGCAGAACCTGTGGAAAGAGGGCGACCAAGTGAGGTGTCAGACTATTGGCGAAATTGTGGCTGGTGGAGCATATAGTGATACAAGCAACAAGAGCTACTGGCGAACTATCCCTGCTTATGGTGTGTCGAGTGTGAACGAGAAGATATATGACGGATATGGCAACGAGCTGTATGGAGGACAGATGTTCTCATGGATAGTAATCGGCAAGCACTCTTTGTCGTTGGACTCAATGACTGAGGAGCTTGCAACGGCAGAGATAGGTGGTATTCCTGAAGCAGGAGACACTATTGTGCTTGATGGTTCAAGGAGTGACACGACAAGGCAAGGTGTGCTGATACTGGAGAGTACTGGCGATAATACACCTCGCATCGTAGGTTTCAAGGGTGTGGACAGATATACACACGAGGGCAAGGAGGTATTCGTGCTTTCGCCTGACAAGATAAGGCTTAATAGCGGTATCTTTGAGTGGGTATCTTCGACTGGGGATGCTATGCACATGGTGAACTACAGAGGCGAGTGGAAGGCAGGAAGCTATGCCTACTACGACCAAGTAAATCATAACAACGCCCTGTGGACCTGTATTAACGAGAGTGGTACAAGCCAAGAGCCTTCGGACGCAAGCAGCGACTGGCAGAAGGTGCTGTCGGGAGAGAAAGGCGACAAAGGTGACAAAGGCGAAAAGGGAGATAGAGGTGACGAAGGACCACAAGGACCTAAAGGAGAAACAGGTGCGCAGGGCGAAACGGGTGCACAAGGACCGCAGGGCGAGAAAGGAGAACAAGGTACTCCTGGTGTGAACGGAAATGACGGAGTGAGCATACTTCTCGTACAGCCCATCGTGCTCGACACTAACGATGACGGCATCGTGTCGGACACCACGGCAGAAGGACGAGTAAAGGTGATGAGAGGTGGCGAGAATGTTACTAACGAGTGCTCAGACGTGAGGGTAAGCTATATGCTGAACTGTACGGCTGCGGCAAGCTTGGCTACAGGATACATAAAGGTGAAGCTCAATTCTGTGAACACTACCACTCTGGCGAGCGGAGACAAAGTGTCGGTGAGCGAGGGATTTATCACAATCGCATTCTCTCTCGGAGGGAAGAACTACAGTACACAGGTTCCTTTCTCGGTGAACGTGTCGAAGTATATGGGTAGTGTAAAGGCTACGGCAAAGCAGTATCAGTCGAAGTTTGAGGCATTGGAGAACGACCTGAAAGGAAGCAATCCTACCGTACTCAACGCCTACACATCTACTATCAAGCAGACGGCCAAGGAGATTACTCTCAGTGTGACTCAGAGCCAGCAAGGACGGCATAACCTCCTGCGAGATACATCATTGACAAGGAAGGGTGATATATATTATTCGGACGGACTCTTTCAACCTACGATAACACAGGGTGTGAATGGGCACAACGCAATCCGCTTCTCGGTGACTGGTGACGGAACGCCTCAGTACAAGGGTCTTTTCTGGGGACTGCACAGCGTCAACGGCATCGCTGTGAAGAAGAACACCGACTACACTTTCTCGGCATGGATAAAGTGCGACACGAAGGACTTACGGGTTCGTTCGGAGGTGTACAAGATGGCTGCGCTGAATGGCGATAGAAAGGAGAATATTCGTCCGACAAGCGGAGACATGGTTTGGCCGACGAAGGAGAACGAGGTGAATCGGTGGAGGCAGGTAAACTACACCTTCAATACGGGCAACGCCGAGTTTATCGAGGTGAATATCTTTGTCTACAATGGCATAACCGTGGACGGAACCTTTGGTTATACTGCCTCGGGCAACGGATGGATATGTATGCCAATGCTGGAGGAAGGAAGCGAGTACACAGGCTGGACTCCTGCGGAAACGGACTACGACTACCTTGGCGGCAATATGCTCGACGACACGAGGACGCTTGTTGCAAGCGGACAGTTGAGCAACCTTCATACGGCCAATGAGGTAGCACAGGACACCTACGAGGGTGCGTATGCCGTAGTTCACGGAAAGGCAGACAGTAGTAACAATAATATATGTGACTTCCTGCGATTCAACGGAGAGAACGGAAGGATTCTTAACTTCGAGCTGAGGAAGAATTATGTATTCTCGTTTCTTGCGAAGGGAAGCGGAACTCTGAGAGTACACCTGTACAAGGACAACGTTCACGTGAACATCTATGCAGAGAACAGCCAAGGGAGCGTGAGAGAGAACGTGGCCGACGGAGCATCGAACTTCACACTGACGAGCGAATGGAAGCGATACTGGGTACACTGGCGTATAGACCCTTATACGGGTGTTGGCGAAACTGTGTTACCTCAGTCGGTACTGCTGCGAGCTGTTGACGGCTGTGAGGCTTGGGTGGCTAAGCCGAAGTTGGAGGAAGGTGCTCTGATGACAGAGTACACAGAGAAGAAGACTGACCTCATAGATAAGTCGACAGCCAAGGCCGCAGGACTGGAAATCACGGCAGATGGTGTGGAGCTGTATGGCGACAAGGTGAAGGTGAAGAACAACGGCAAGACGGCCGCAATGTTCACCGACGGAAAGCTCAATGCAGACTTGATAGAGGCAAAGCACTTGTGGGCAAAGAGCGAGGACGGAACTACGAAGGTTGGCTACTTCGGTAATTACGATATAGAAGAATCGAAAGGCGATGATGGTAATCAGTACCCTCTCTGGGTGGGTTCATCAACGGCTTCGGACGCTCCGTTCAAGGTGTCTAATAAAGGATATATGTATGCCAAGAGCGGAAAGGTTGCAGGTTTCGACATAATAGGCAATTATCTTCGTGCGTCTAACAAGACGGAATATTCGGAAGAAACCCGCTTCCTCAGCATGTACGAGGACGGAATACTCTTTAGCGAAAAGGTAAAAGGCTATTATAGAAGCGCCATGATTGGTACAACAGCTAATTCGGCGATAGTTACGCACAGGATGATGGACATAAGAGATGAGACCAATGACCCCAGAGACACTTCGGGTAAGATTGGCGCATATATTGGCATTAAGAATAGTCAAAGCGGTTTTTCTTACCTGTATGGTATGTACGTGAACGTGGAGCACGAAACCAACAAGTTTGCTGTGTATGCTGAATCTGGACGCATCGTGACTAATGACTGGATGGCTGGGTTGAGATACAGTGTTCTGAATATTGACAAAGCCAACACGATTTATAACGGTTATTTGAATTTGTATGAAAACAATGTGTGGTTCATTAAGTGTACAGCAAGCGATTCATACGTTCTTCTGCCAACTTTGAAAGTCCTTAAAGGAGCAATAGGAGAGAAGCCTGGACTCCCTTCTGTATTCCGTTTTAAACTAACTATCATCATGCACGTTGAGACGACAGAAGGTGTAGCAATAGTAGGGCGGCGGAATATAGGAAGCAACACCTCTTACAATACAAAAGAATACCCTTTGCTGCTTAACTATGATGGCAACTCAGATTTTTGGTGGTTTGCAAGAGGTGACTCTACTGAGATTATGTTGTATTATGACGGAACAGATTATTACGCACAGCTATTAACGCTGAATAGATAATTAAAACATATAGCTATATGAAGAAAATCGTTAAAGGTAACGACTTCACACTGATAAAACAAGACATTGAATGTTAAGACAAATTATTTAATACATAATTATGAGAAAAATTGAAAGAATTTTTGTGCACTGTACGGCAGGCTCGCAGAGTCAGTCTATA